CGTCCTTCATCACCCGCCAGCCCATCGGCTCCGGGTCAATGTAGCGCGCCCGCACCCATTGATGCCCAGGCCCGCCGGGATTGCCCGTCAGCCTGATCCGGCACGGCACGCCAGAACCGGAACGCAACGTGGCAAACAGCTTCAGGATCGGCGCCGGGCTGGGGAAATTGCCCGCCTCCTCGACATAAACCCGCGTGTAGCTGTGGCCCTGATAACTTTCAGCGTCCGCGTCACGCTCAAGGTAGGCGAAGGTCAGTCTTGCCCCGCCTGGCATCACGCACCGCATGGGGACGCTGGTGAATTGCGCGCCCAATGGCGTGAACAACGCCCGCGCCCGCTCGAATGTCTCCTGCAATTCCGTCCGCGTGCGGCGGACCATCAGGCCTATCGCCTGCTTGCCGTATCGGTCAGCGTGCACGGCCCATTCGCCCAACATGCCGTCAGTCTTGCCGCCGCCGCGTGCCCCGCCAAAGAAAACCTCAAAGACCGGGCAGGTCAGCAGCGCCGTTTGCGGGCCTGCCTGGGGGCGCCAAACTACGCTTGGGGCTGATGCTGTCTCGCCCACGCTTCGGCGTCCTCTGCCTCTGCCGGCGCCATGATGACATAGCCTAGGCGCTGCCCCTGGCTGGTTACATCAATATCGTGCTTTTCGCGCCAACCGCCGCGCGCTTTCATCCAGAAGATCGCAGCGCCGATATTCCCGTTTATCGCGGCTTTGTATAGGCTCTGCGCCACCTTGGACGTTGCCTCGATGCTGCCCGTGTCCAATTCGCGCCGAAAGTGCTTCCGCAGCGTCTTGGGATCAATCTCAAGATACTTGGCGATCTCGTCTTGCTGGACGCCATAGGCCGCGAAGGCCTTAACCATGCCGCGCTGTTCGTCGGTCGGGGCGAATAGCTCACGAGCCATTGCGGGAAGCCGCCATGACGTCAAACGCCCGGCCATCAACCTCAAGCGTCGCCTGCTGCCCGGTGAAGTCCTGCCACCGCTTGATGGCGACGTCCACGTAGGCCGGGTTTAGCTCGATGGCGTGGCAGGAGCGGCCCGTGCGTTCGCAGGCAATGATGGTGGTGCCGGAGCCGCTGAAAGGCTCGTAAATAGCCTGCCCAGGGCTGCTGTTGTTCTCGATGGGTCGCTGCATGCACTCCACCGGCTTTTGGGTGCCGTGCCCGGTCTCGGACTTCTTCGGCTTCGGGATCTGCCAGACGGTGGTTTGCTTCCGGTCGCCGGCCCAATGGCCCACCTTGGTCTTGCGCACCGCGTACCAGCAGGGCTCGTGCTGCCAGTGATAGTCGCCGCGCGAAAGCACTAGCTGCCCCTTGTCCCAGACGATCTGGCTGCGCAGAGTGAAGTCGCACGCGATCAGGCTGTCGGCCACCACGCCGGCAAACAGGCCCGCGTGCCAGACATAGGCCACGTCGCCGGGGAACAGCGCCCAGGCTTCGCGCCAGTCGGCCTTGTCATCGTTGAGCACCTTGCCTTTGGCTGCGGTGTCAGTGTTGACGCCCGCGCGCTGCCGCCATTCGGGGTCGTATTCGACGCCGTAGGGCGGGTCGGTGACCATGAGGTGAGGCTTCACGCCGCCGAGCGCTTTGCCCACGTCGTCCGCCGAGGTGGAATCGCCGCAGACGAGACGGTGGCGGCCCAGGAGCCACACGTCGCCGGCCACCGCGACCGGATTGGCTGGAGCTTCCGGCACGTCGTCCGGGTCGGTCAGCCCTTCGGTGCCGGCTGGGGCCAACAGCTTCTCTAGCTCTTCCAGGCCAAAGCCGATAAGGGAGAGGTCGAAGCCCTCGTCGTTGAGCGCACCGAGTTCCAGCTTCAGCAAGTCGCTATCCCAGCCCGCGTTCTCAGCAAGCTTGTTATCCGCGATCACATAAGCGCGGCGCTGCGCGTCCGTAAGGTGGCCAATCTCGATGGTCGGCACCTCGGTGAGCCCGAGCTTGCGGGCGGCCAGGACGCGGCCATGGCCAGCGATGATCCCGGCTCCTGCATCCACCAGGACCGGGTTCGTCCAGCCGAATTCGCGGATCGAGGCCGCGATCTGTGCCACCTGTTCGTCTGAATGCGTCCTAGAGTTCCGGACATACGGGATCAGGTCAGCAACTTGCGCCACTTTGTAGGGCGGGAAATTGGGCGCCCTTTGAAGGTGGTTTGCCATGTCAGATTAACGCCTTGCCCATAAAAAAGCCCGGCAGCCTTGTGGGCTCCGGGCGCAGAAATACAGAATATGCCCCCCCTACAAATAATTCAGGGGGCTGTCAAGGGTTTTATTTGGGGCGCAGAAAAACACCAAGCTTTTGCGGATCAATAGGTTTGCCGCCGTCAGTAAGCATTTCTGTCTCCAATGCGGTTTTGTATATTGCCATCATCGCCAACAGCGCCACCACCGGCCCGGGCACGGCCCGCGTCCCGTCGCACCATCGGCGGACGGTGCGGGCGTCAACCATGGCTAGGCGCGCGAAGCCGGCCTGAGAATAGCCCAGGTCGGCAAGGGCGGCGCGGAATTGGTCAGGGGTCATGGGGTGGCGCTTTGCTGTTGTTTTTCGTGGTCCTCAGGATCACCAAAAAGCCAAAAGGCGGCGCCGGCCCTAATAATCTCGCGCGCCAATTCGTCTGATACGCGCGCAATGGTAAGATATTCGGTTTCAGCCGGCCCGTGGTTTCTGAGTTGCAACGCCCATGGCTTGCCTGGAATATGCGTTGAAGGACGCAAAATTAAATCGGCCATCTTTCCCTCAAGCCGCGTGCTTGAGGGTGTGATAAGTCACGGTCGAGGTCATGCCCGGCCATTCTTTCTTGAATTGAAACCCAGCGGCTTCAAGCTCGTAGTAAGTGGCGCCGCCAACACCCTTCACATTTTTGCCGTTCTTTTGAAGGCGCCATTGAAACTGCTCGCGTCCCGTGTAGGAATTTCTTTCAAGACCGTAGCGGAAATGACCGCCATCAGAAAGGACATCAAGGGCGATTAAAGCGCGGGCGGAAAGTTTCGGCATGTTGCTCATTGGTCTAATCTCTCGCAGCCGGGCTTGATTGCCCTTGCTGATAACGGGAACATAGGACCATTGGCCCGCACTGTCAACGGGAAAAATGCGCGGCGCGTGAATTATTTTTTGGCTTTCTGTTCCGCCTCGGCTACCCATTTTCGCACCACATCGGCATCCCCCCCAAAATGGCGTTCTATCCGCCCAAGCTTTTAGCCATGCCCGGCCCTCGGGCGATGTCAGCAGCGCATCAGGCCCGGCGCCTTCCCCATGCTTGGCGCAGGCTGCCTGATACACGGCTTGAATTTCGTCAAAGGTCATCACATCCCCCATTCATCCGCCACCCGCTGCATCGCCGCCTTGAAATCCCGCACCTGCAAATCCGGTGGCCAGATATTCCAGCCGATGACAGTCCGCACCCCTGCCACAAGCCACGTTGGCCCAATGGCAGCGTCCGCCCGCCGCAGATCGGCCAGGGCTGCCACCTGCGCCGCAGTCGGGCCATAGGACGCCGCCCCATGCCCCCGCGTGTCCACCCGGGCACCGGACGCCACTTCCAGCCGTGTCAGGTAGCGATCTGCCGCCTCGTGCTGTTCATGGCTCAGGTAGAACGCTGCCCATAGCTCGTGATAAATCACCTTGGCCTGCCCAGCCCTCACAGAAGGCCGTCCAGGGTTTTCAGGGTCCGCCCGGTAGGCAAGCCAGGCCGTGCCGTTCACCAGCCGCTGGGCAGGCCCGTAATCGAAGGTTATAGGCTTCTCGGGGCGCCCGCGCGCGCGTGGTTTCGGCTTCGGCATGGCGATAGCTCCATTCATGTCTAGCTTCCTTTCAACCGCGCCGCAAGGGCTTTAAACCGCGCTACAAGCCCTTCCAGGTATTCCCGGCTAGGCTGGTCTAGGTTCGGGTGCTGCAAGCCGTCCTGGGCCTCCCTGGCGCGGCGCAGGCAGTCCTCAGCAAGCGCATCGTCAGCATGGGCGCGCGCCACTTGGGCAGGGGTCATGTCCATCAGCGCCACCGCTTGCCGTGCTGGGGTGCCCGGCGCGGGATCAGCCTGGAGGCGATGGCGGAGGTCAGTCCTGCCGGCGGCGGCCATGGCTGGCCCTCGGCGGTCCACCGGTCGAAGGCTGCCTTGATGCTGGCCGGGGTCGGGTAATTGCGGGCGGGGTCTGGCGCTACCTCGCAGGGGGCGGTGGGGGCGGTGGGGGCGGTGCGAGGAGGGACTTTTTCAAACCTTCCCACCTGCGCATATGCGCGCGCGCCCGTATTTGTAAAAGGTTGGGAAAAGTCCCCATCGCATCGCCCCCTCCGCCCCCCTGTGGGGTCAAATAGGTCAAGCTGGAATTTCAAATTCATCTTCGATCTCCTTCAATTTGATGCCACCAACCCAATCCTGCCCCCGGACGCGACGACGGAATAAGCCTTTGCGGCGATTAATATTTTCGGCAAATTCTTGGTTGCTGGGGGCGTGTTCCCCGTTAGCTTTGGTCCAATTCCGGAAATCAGCGTAAAGGGCGCCAGGTCGCGCGCTGAAAACTGCGTCAAGGGTGCAACGCTCCGCAATCCACCGGCCAAAAGCGTCTTGAAGGTCAAAATACTCGGCTGTTTTTGCCGCAATGGCGGGCGCGGTGCCGAGGCGCTGCTGTTGCCATGCAAGACACCCCTCAATCATCCATTGCAGGATGGCCGGGTATTCTGCCTCTAGCCGGGTCTTTAGGGTGTGGTCTGGCTGCGCCGGCTCATTGTCGAAAGGGACAATCCGCAACCGGCGCTCCATGGCCTTGCTGCGGCCCTTGAGGCGTGGCGCGTGGTTGCCGACAAACATCAGCTTGTATTGCGGCCAATACTCAAAGGGGCGCCCGAACGGCTGACGCGCGGAGACTGGCGCTTCGTTGCCGGTCAATTCCTTAATCTGGCTTTCGGCCCATGCGTGGCCTGCTTCTGTCTCTGACGCGGTGACAAGGCGACTTCCGGCCATCCGGGCGCGGTAATACTCCACATTCATTCGGCTATCTGCCGTAAAGGCCCCCATGGGCGCTGCTACTGCGTAACCGCCTAAGATCGTGGTAACTGTGGTGACAAACACGCCCTTGCCGTTGCCGCCGCTGCCATAGAGGAATGCAAGCATTTCCTCTGTCACGTCGCCAGTCAGGAAATACCCGCAAAGGCGCTGGAGAAAGGCGATTGTCTCGGGGTCATTGGCAGTCGCTTCGATTAGGAAGCTGCGCCATAGGACCGGATCGGATGAAGGCGCGGCGGGGGCTATAAGCGTGTTTCGGCTGATGTATTCGCCGGGCTTGGCATCTCGTTTCTTGCCTGTTTTCAGGTCTACCACGCCACCCGGCACGCCAAGCAACCAAGGGTCGGCATCCCAAACGGCTTGATGCACGGCAATGCGCGTGTCTGACTTAGCAAACTCTAGGACGTTGCGCGTGAACGCCAGCTTGCCCATGGCCTTGCGCTCGCCTTCCGATATGCCGGGCGTTGCTTGGAGGTCGCGCAAGAATTGCCGGGCGCGGTCATTGGCCTCGCCTATCCCGTCAACCGTCCACTTGCCCTTGCTGAAAAGAAACCATTGGCCTGCGGTATGGTCCCAAACCATCTTGCCTTCCTGCTTTGCGGCAAAGGCAAGGGCGGCTTGTTCTTCCGAAAAAGACATGATGCCCGCCTCTGACTTGGCAGACTTGGCGGCGGCGCGCTGCTGGCGTGCCGATCCGGTAAGGGCGCGATTCCAATCGTCGGGATCATAGTCTGACACGTCGGACGTCCGGTTCGACTGCTTCAAGAATGCGGCGGGCGGCTTCATTTTCGGACATCTCCCAAGTGTAGCTTGCAAGGCTGATGATGCTGCGGCCTTTGGCGCCGTCGGTTTTCCAGTCACATGAAACAGTGCAGAACCAGACGGCAGGCGTTTTTCGACTGCGAATCAACAAAAGGACTGGCCAATCAGCACGGTCTAAGCGCGTGTCTAAACTCTCGCTCAATATGGCGTATTCATACCAAAGCGGCGTTCCGATGCGTGGCGCCTGGAATATGGCGCGCTTGTATCCCATGGCGGCCAATGCCATAGCCAAACTGTCGCGCGACATGCGCGCGTATTCATTGGCTATTTCTGCCGCCGATGGCGCGGAAAGCGGATCATAGATTGACCGGCGCTTCATGTCTTGCCCTGTTTGTGTGTCTCAAAATGCGCCTCGCGCTCGGCGTCCTCTACCGGGTCCGGCACGCGCTCCGCAAGGTTGCGGGCGAAGCGCTCATAAAAGGCGAGACGTTCTTCTAAAGTGGACGGGACGGGTTCGGGGGTCATGAAAGCGCTTCCATTTTTGCAATGCGCTCGCCGATCCATCGCATCACTGGCACGGCCATACTATTCCCCAAAGCCTTGTATCGCGGCCCATCGGCGGCAGGTTTCCCGCGATTGGGGACTAGCGTGTAGTCGTCTGGAAAGCCTTGCAAGCGCTCGCACTCGCGCGGGGTCAGTCGGCGGACCCGCATGCCTGATATTGTCTGGGGAATGGCATCGCCAGATGATCCGGTCCCGCGACGAAGCGTGTGCGTGATGTCGCTGGTTGCTTGGTTGTAGGCGTCAAACGCCACCGCCATTGCCTGCCCATAGGCGCCATCGCCGCCTTTTCTAAGAGTAGGAGTCAGGTTCTTGGTTGCATCCCGCCCGTTGTCTATGCCGGAAAACGCTACCGGGATCATATACCCAGCAACCGCATGGTCTGCGCTGTTTGATTGCCCGCCTCCGCTAGCGCACGATTTCATGGTGCCGGCAATTATCGGCACCAAAAGCCCATTCTCTGCATCTTGGCTCGTGGCGCTGCCAGCGGCCTTGCCGTTATTGCAAAGCGTTCCGGTGATGAAAGTTTCCAAAGACGGATCATGCCGCCGACCTTCGCGCGTTGTGACACAACGCGCGACAAGCCCGCCATCCAGATCAAATTCCGTGCCTAGCCCGCCACCGCCTGTAGGGCGCGCGCTAATTGTGGGGGCAGGCTTTTCCCCCGCTTCTCGGCGCGGCGCAGGATGCCCTTGCAGGCTGTGGCGCTCAAATAAAACCGCTGCGGCACGTCGCCAGTCTCCAAAATATCCGACAACGAACACACGGCGGCGGCGCTTGGCCACTCCAAAGTATT